CGGGCGAGACGTACCTGAAGGATGCGACCGAGACCCACACCTGGTACCGGCCGAGCCAGTACCGGATGATCAAAGACAAGGCCGTCCGCCAGGTGTTTTACGACAACTTCCCCAAAGGCCTGCGGGTGACCCATGCGGGATCGCAGCTGGCGTTTGTGCGCAACGAAAGCATGGACGACCACCTGGCGATTGTGCACGCCAAGGAAGGCGATGGGCAGAACCGGCGGTCGATCGGCGCGAACTACCTGCCGCTGCAGAAGATTCTGAACCAGAACATCAGCCTGCTGGTGAAGTACTTTGTGGGGTGCGTGCCGCGGCGGTTTGCCGCGATCGGGCCGCTGGATGTGGATGCGATCAATCAGCAGGCGAACGATCCCTCGGCGATCACGGGTGTGTTGCTGGAGCCGGGGCAGACGATCGATGGGGTGACGGGCATCGAGAAGGTGCCGCAGCCGACGACCGGGCTGATGGAGTTTGTGCAGTGGCTGGTGCAGGGCGCGCCGGAGGTGATGGACGGTGCGACGCCGGCGATGTTCGGCCAGGGCGAGACCGGCACGGTAGGGGAAGCGACACTGAACCGCGACCAGAGCCTGCAGGTGTTCTCGCAGCCCTGGGGGCAGACGTGCATCGGGCTGGCCAAGGCGGCGACGCAGGCGGCGAGAAGCGCGGCACAGAACCGGAAGACGAACATCCGCAGCCGGACGCCGGGGCAGGGCAAGCTGACGGTGGAGCTGGCCAACCTGCAGGGTGATGCGCTGTGTTCGCCGGAGTCGCTGGAGATTCCGCAGACGATGGCCGAGCAGGAGGCGCAGACGGCGCAGCTGGTGGAGCAGAGCCCGAATGTGGAGATCTACAAGGCGATTGTGAGCGATCCGCTGAACCTGCCGTTCTTTGCCGGGATGCCGAGTCTGAGCGGATTGCATATCCCCGGCCTCGATGCGGTCGAGAAGCAGCAGGGCGAGTTCGAAGTGCTGACCGATGGCGGACCGCTGCAGAACCCGGCGCTGTTGCAGGCGCAGCAGCAGATCCAGCAGCTGACCGCGCTCGAGCAGCAGGGACAGACACATCCGGAGGCGCAGACGCCGGACGGTCAGCAGGCGATGCAGCAGATTGGCGCGCAGTTGCAGCAGCTGGAGCAGCAGGTGGGGCAGATCCCGCCGCTGGTATCGTCCGTGCCGGTAGCGCAGGATGGCAGCGAGAACCATGTGGTGGAGGCGGCGGTGGTGCTGGCGATGCTGAACTCGCCGGAGGGCCGGAAGTACAAGAACGGCACGCCGGAGCAGCAGGCGGTGTACCAGAACCTGAAGCTGCACTGGCAGGAGCATGAGGCGATGGCGAAGAAGCTGACGCCGGTACAGCCGCTGCCGGTGAAGGCCTCGGCCACGGTGGCGATCGACAAGCTGCCGCCAAATGTGCAGGCGCAGGCGCTGCAGGCGATGGGCGTGGCGGCGACGCCGGACGACTTCATCACGAAGGACGATCTGGTGCCGCACGAGGTGACGGTGGAGAAGGAAGGCGTCGACGCGAACGGCGTCCCGGTGAAACAGAAGATCTCGACAGTGAACCCGGGCGGAAAGCTGTCATGAATTGCCCATTGTGCGGATCGGACGAACTTTGGGATCCCGTCTATCGGAAGTGCTGGGTCTGCGGACATTCCAGCCCGGTAGCGGGCCGATGGAAGACGTTTTGGAGACTGATGTTTGGATAACGGAGACAGAGACATGGACGTGATGGAATACATGCCGGAGCCGGGCATTCTGGCGACGCTGTGGGCCGAGGGCGAGGACGCGGCTGTCCTGGACGTGGGTGAGGTTGACCTGGGTGATGGCGGCGATCAGGCGGATGCGGCGGCGGATGGTGTCGATCAGGCGGATGCGGCCGATGGTGTTGAGCAGCCGGAGGAGAAGGTCGATGGGCGGCGGGGCTCGAAGGAGTTTCGCGAGGCCCTGAAGGCCTGGGGAGCGACGCCCGAGGGCGCGAAGTTCGCCAAGCAGGCGCAGGCGGACCACTTCCGCGCGCAGGAGATTGCCACGCTCGAGCCGGGCGGCGTGACGGCGATGCGCGAGAAGTATGCGCTGCTGGAGTCGGTGGGCGGCGTGGAAGCGATCACGACGATGCAGGAGCGGATCGCCGAGACGGATGCCGTCGACCAGGCGCTGGCCGCGGGCGACCCGAAGGCGCTGGAAGCGCTGGGTCCGGACTTCGATCCGGGGCTGGCGAAGCTGACGCCGACGATTCTCGATCGCGTGATGCGTGCCGATCCGGAGGCGTATGCGGCGGCGATTCTGCCGCACCTAATGGCTGGGCTCGCGGGTTCGCCGATGGTGGGCGACCTGAACCGCATGATCGATGTGCTGCAGGCTCCACACCTGGACGAGGCGGGCAAACTGAAGGCGGTGACGGCGCTGCTGGGCAGGATCGGGCAGTGGTTCGCGCACAACGAGGACAAGGCCGGCAAGCTGAAGACAGCACCTGTCGATAAGCAGCGCGGCGAGCTGGACCAGGAGCGCAGCAAGTTTGAGCAGGAGCAGCAGACGGCGCACTGGAACAACCGCATCGCCCCGCAGGTGGCGACGTTTGAGCGTTCGAAGCTGGAGGAGCTGTACAAGCCGTTCGAGACCAGGCTGAAGCTGGATGCGGCGGCCAAGGCCGACCTGTTCGAGACGTTTCGCGCGAAGATGAAGGCTGCCGGGCGGGGCGACCCGGCCTATATGAAGCAGATGGAGATCTACCGGAAGCAGAAGAACCCGGACCCGGCGATTGTGGCGAACTATGTGAAGTCGGCGATCAACCGCCACGCGAAGAACGTGGTGGAGGGTGCGATCAAGGCGCGGTATGGACGGTTTCTGGGTGCGCCGAAGAAGCAGACGGGCGTGGCTGCGGTTGTGCCCGGTGCGCGGGGAACGACGACGGCCGCGGGCGCGGCGCCGACGATTGTGAGCGTGAAGCCCTCGCCCGACGAGATCGATTACCGGAGAACGTCGGAGAGCGACCAGTGGAAGGGGATCTACACCCTGAAGACGGGCAAGCGGGTGAAGTACGTCAAGCAGGGGTAAAAGCGAACAAGGCCCGAAGGCCTGTTCGCTGCTCCGGCAGATTTTCCGCGATCCCCCCTTTTGAAGTGTATGGAGGAGATTGTAACGACAGGCGGGCTGAGATAGCTCAACGGTAGAGCAACTCACTCGTAATGAGCAGGTTTTGGGTTCGAGTCCCAATTTCAGCTCCAAAAAGTTTTGAGACATCAGAAGCACCGCAACAGAACGCCCAGGGTCGAGATCGCTACCTCGTAAAACGCGCAAACCTTCCGGCAAACAGCAGAGACAGAGAGACAGCGATAGAGACATCGCGACCAGCACATCGTGCGGTTCTGGACACGCTCGCGCGTGTAAAAGACCCCGATCTGTGTGGATCTTCGTTTTTTCCCCGGAAGGGACACCATGGCGAACCCAGTAACAGAGCTTGCCTACGAGGCGGTTGAACTCGAGGCGTTTGTCGACCAGATTCCTGACTATCAGGCGCGATTCAACAAGCTGCAGGCGCGCCTGCTGAAGGATGGGAAGAAGGTTCCCATCTCCAACATGACGACCGCGGGCGGAGTGCAGCGTCAGCCGCTGCGCGTGCCGTTCCGCGTGCAGGGCGGCGCGGGCATCCAGCAGTTTGCCGCGGACACCGCCGGGACCATCCCGATGTGGCCGCGCGGCACGGGATCGACCACGGACGCGTTTGTGGCCGCGCCGGTGCGGATTATCAATACCTGCGAGATCTCCAACCTGACCCAGCAGGCGACCGACGGCAAGGACCGCGGGCTGGTGAAGGTGAACAAGCAGGAGATGAAGGAGTCTCTGCTCTCGTTCGAGAACGGCATCGAAGGGCTGTTGAACGGCGATGGGTCGGGCACAATTGCCGCGATTCCGTCGACGGCGACGGTCAGCTCGAACTCCGGCACGGGCGCGCAGACCTCCTATATCTCGGGGCTGAATACCGTTGCCGGCTTCAGCGACCAGCAGATCATCCAGGTGCTGCCTTCGGTCGGCGGAACGACCCGAGGCAACGCGACGATCAGCTTTGTCGATCCCGTGGCGCAAACGCTGTGGTTCTCGACAGTGCTGCCTTCGACCGGCGGAGCGACCGCGGTGGGCGATATCCTGGTGGTGCTGGGCGCGACCGGGGCTGCGGGCAGCTCGATCTACGGCAAGAACTACTGGATCGCCAACGGCTCGAGCGGCACGATCGCGGGCATCAACAAGGCGCTGTATCCCGGCCGCCTGTCGACCCCGACGATCAACCTGAACTCGACCGGCTCGATCACCAACGCGATGAGCCAGCGGATCGAGGCATTGATCAGCAGGGCGCGTGGCGACGAGTACGACGAGAACGAGAAGGAGTTCTACTACACCAACCCGGCCCAGGGCGTGGCGCTCTCGAACAACTACTACAACGTCGGCATTACCCGTCTGGACGAGGGTGGCGACGAGGTGGTGGACACGGCGAAGAAGTTCATGCAGAAGACCTGGGGCGGACGCGAGGTGGTCTACTCGAACACGGCCGACCCAAGCCGCGTGGACCGGTTCAAGCCCAGCGACTGGCATGTAGGCGAGCTGTTTCAGACGCGCCTGCACGAGTGGACGCCGGGCAACACGATCGCGCCGACGCCGGCGACGACCAGCGGCTACAGCTACTACGACTCGATCACGTTCGGGTACGAGTGCGGCATGCAGCTGGTGTGCGCTGACCCCAAGGGCCAGTTCTACATCCAGAACGCACCGGTACCGACCATCTAGGTGCTTCGCGCGGTTCTCGCCGCGCTTTGCGCGTAAGGACCAAACGGTAGCAACCACAACCAAGTGGCAAGGCAGACTGGCGGGGGTTGGAAAAACCCCCGCCGATTTTTACACCTCGTGCGGCCCTCGATGTCGCGCGTAAGAAAGAGACATGAGACATGGGAATGATCGGTGAGATGTTGGCGGATATCCCGGATATCCGTGGCACGGAGGCGGCGGCGGCGTTCCGGCCGGTGCTCGACCGCATTCTGGTGGAAGATATCCCCGTGGAGGAAAACCGGATCCACATCCCCGGGCAGCCCGACATCCTGCGCTCGGAGCGATTTCTGAAGAAGTCGGATCTGGGCCGCGTACTGGCGGTAGGGGATGGTGTGCCGATGGGCGGGATCCTGATGCCGATGCCGTACAAAGTCGGCCAGGTGGTGAAGTGCTCCGAGTACGGCCGCAAGTACATCCTGCTGAGCCCGAACGATGAGCTGGGAACCGCGAAGGGAGAGATTCCGAAGCGGTACCTGATCCGCGTGGCGGATACGGATGGGGAAGCACTTCGGTGAGGCAGTGTCCGGCTGAGTTTCAGGATGCGTTTACGCGGCAGGGTGGCACCAACCAGTACGGCGAGCCGATCTTCAAGCTGGTGTGGGGTCCGGATGAGACGTCGCGGTCGGGCGGCTACTGGGAGAAGGACGGCTACCTGGGATATCGCGACTTCCAGATCGCGGGGCCCGACCGGTGCTGGGTGCTGATGATGTGGAAGCCGGCGGAGGCGTTTGGCAGCGACGCGCGTTGGTATTACCACCATCGCGATGAGGCGACCGGCCTGCAGGAGCTGGGCGAGTATCCCTACAGCGGGCAGTATGTGGTGATCCAGAAGCTGATCCATCGCGAGATGGTGAATGGCGCGATGACGGCGGAGATCCTCGAGGTGAGCTCGCTGCTGGTGGATGTGCTGTTGCCGGCGGTGCAGTTCTGGCAGGCGCTGAACGAAGAGGAGAAGCTGGCGGCGATCCGGCTGGAGATGGAGCTGGAGGAGAACGTGGTGCTGGACCAGATGATGGAGGCGAAGGCGGACTGTGCGCCGGCCTGGCGCGGGGCGACGGCGAGCTATACCAACCAGGGCTGCCGGACGAGCGTGATCGCCAAAAAAGTGGACGTGATGGAACGCGGGATGCGCGATGCTATGCGGATCGCGGCGCGGACGCCGCGCGGCCTGATGCAGCTCAAGGACTAGGACGACAACCAAAGGCTCTTTTGTTTATGAAGCGATTGCTTATAAAACTCGCGTTTTATGCGGCTGTGCTGTGGGGCGGAGCTGCGTTTGCCCAACAGATCAACCTGCAGACGCAGGTGTACAAGACCCTGCTGCCGGTGAATGGAGGGTTCGGCATCAACCTGTCGTCGTCGAGCGGATGCCCTCTGCTGACCTCGGGGACGTGGACGATCAGCACATCGAACTGCACGGGCGGAGGCAGCGCGCCGGGCGGAGGAAACTATGCCCTGCAATATGCCAATGGAGTGGCGCTGGGCGGGGCGAACTTTACCGGCGTGGTGATGAACAACGGATCGAGCCAGCCGCCGACGAGCGCGACCGGGGCGCAGATGGGCGGGGTATGGGGATGCGGGAGCGGCACAGATCTGCTTGAGGCGGGAGGAACCTGCAGCACCGGGTTCACCTTCCCCTCCGGGACGGCAGGGCAGATGCTGCTCTACCAGACCACGGGCACGACCGCGACGCCAACGACGATGAGCGGAGACTGCACGCTGGACGATACGGGCGCGATTACCTGCACGAATACGCCCCAAGCCGTAGGCGGTGCGCTGGCCGAGTATCCCATGCTGGACGGCAGCGGAACTACGGTGACCGACGTCAGCGGGAATGGAAACAACGCCACCTTCGCCAACGGTTCGAATGCACCGAGTTGGCTGACCTACGGCGTGGCGATCAATAACACTGGCGTCACCTACTCCAATAACGAGTGGATCGATACGCCTCTGACTCAGTTCGGGAGCGTCCTTATTGCGAGCTGCACACCGACGCTTGCGCTGACCAGCGGGACGGCGACAGGCTATACGCCGGTGGCGTATCCCACCCTGATTGGATCGAACACCGCAGGCGATGGCCTGTTTCTACTGGGGACCAATATCACGAACACGAGTTATCTGAGCGTGCAACCGACGATCTACGAAAACGGCGTCGCGGCGAGCACATCAAGCACGGGCTATTATGCCGGGTGTCATGTGTATGGCTATTCGCTGGGCACCGGCAGCGGTTCGGTCGATCACATCACCATCGACGGCGTGGAGTCTCCGAACTATAGCCTTCAAGGATCGTCTGCGTCGTCGGTGACGACTGCGGGACACTATGAGATCGGAAGCGCTGGAAGCAGTAACCCTGCCGCGAATAGCTCTCGGCAAGTGGTGACCTACGCCGTGTTCTACCCTGCGGGAACGACGCTGACCGTGGCTGAGCTGGCGCAGGAGTCCTCCTATATAGAGCATCAGTTGAGTCTGCGGCCCACTTATCCGGTTTACCCTGTGCTCAACAATGCGGCGACCGCGCAGTTTGTGGCTGTCGGCGACTCCCTGACGGCGGGCTACCTGGGCAGCTCGGCGTGGACGGCTGGACTTTCCTTTAATAACAGCTATACGGTGACCAACTACGGAATCGCCGGTCTGGCCGCACTCGATGTATGCACGATGTCATCGCAACGGTGGGAACAGACGACGATCCCTGCGCAGACGACAACGATGTTCTGGGCCGGAACAAACGATATGGCGAACGGTGCATTTACGCCGGCACAGACATGGGCATCGTTGACCCGGTGCGCGGCGCGGGCAAGGGCGGACGGCATACGCTCGATGGTGGCAACCATGATCGACCGCAGCGGCGAAGACTCGAACAAGAATGCACTGAACGCGCTGATTCGGTCGAACTATAAACAGGCTGGGTTCGACTACATGATCGACCTGGCGGCGGTGCCCGGCCTTGGGGCGGATGGAGCGTCAAGCAATACGGACTGCTTTCAGGGCGATGGCGTCCATCTGACCGGACCCGGTACAGGAACGTGCGGGACGATTACGTCGACGGCACTGAGCGGTTATGGCATCGTGGAGCAGCTGGCCGAGAACGTGGTGAATACGCTGGACGGTTCGAGCGTCGCGAACCCCACCGTCAGCAGCTCCAATACCTTTGTGATGACCTATGCGGATAACTACACGCTGCTGACACCGACTGCAGCGGCCACAGCCTCGCTGGTCGATTGTCTGGGGCAGACTAGCCAGAGGACGCTCGTCAACAGCTCCGCACTGTACGGGATCGCGGTAAGCGGGGTGAACAGCGAAACAATTACCGGGCCGACCACGGTGCCTCCGGGATCGACCATGATCTTTACGCCGGTGCTGACGGGACCGGCGACGGGAGGATGTTCCTGGGTGTCCGCAGCTCAGAGTCCGGGGGTGCCAAACCTTGTTCGCTCGCTGGGGTGGTCCTATGGCGATGTGGCGACGTCGCCGCCGCTGACCACATCGGAAGTGGGTTACATCACGGTGCCGTTCAGCTGCACGATCACCGGCTGGCACATCATGGCCAACACCGGCACGGTGACGGTGAAGACGGCGCGGATCGCGACGGGAGGGACGGCGCTGCCGACGCTGGGATCGAATTCGATCTCGACCTCGGGCGTGTCGCTGAGTACAGGAACGCTGATCAACTCGACAACACTGACCGACTTTACCTCGACCGCGATCACGGCGGGCGATACGCTGGGCTTCTTCATCACGGCGGTAAGTTCGGCGGCGCAGGTGACCTTCTCGCTGGATTGTGCCCAATGATCCGATATCTTCTTCTCTCGCTGTGTCTCTGCTGTCCGGCGCTGGCGGCGACGATCACGCATGAGCAGGGCGCGCATGCGACCGCGGCGGCCGCTGCGGTATCGACAGCCATGGGCGCGAGCGTGGGGCTGGGCGACATGGTGCTGGGGTTTTCGAAGACGGCCGCGACGTCGGCGCCGACGGTGGCGTTTACCAACGCGGGGACGGCGGCATGTACGTGGCAGCCGGTGGTGGCGGCCCAGTTTGTGGGCTCGCAGGTGGGCTACTCGATCCAGACCTGCGTGGTGACGATGGCGGGCACGCTGACCACGACGGCTACGTGGACGGGCGGCAGCGGAAGCCAGACAGATCTCGCGCTGGGCGAGTACAACTCCTCGACGGGATGGACCGTGGTCGGCTCGAATAACTTTATTGCGGCGACGAGCACGATCTCACCGTCGCCGGTGACCTTCTGCGCGACCGGGACGACGGTGATCCCGATCCCCGCGGGGTTTCTGGCGGTGGCGGTGTGCGGGCAGTTCAACGTCTCGCAGACCTGGTCTTCGACCGTTGGAGCGTATACCAACCGGACCGACTCCTCGTTCGGGACGACAGGATGGTATGACACGATTCCGTCGTCGCTGGCTCCGCAGTCGTTTACGACGACGATCACGAGCGATATCGGCTATGCGGTGATTGTGGCGTTCGCGCCGAATGGAACGACGGCGCCGGGGAAGGCCCTGATATTTTGAGGCGCGAACAGCTGTTGAAAGACCATCCCGGGTCGGAGGCTGTCCTCGACGACGCACGTATCAGCGGTTCGCCGTTACACCTTGTGGCGGCCAGGATCGCAGAACATGAGGCGGCCGCTGTGGACCACAAAGGCGATGCTGCGGACTAAACATCGGTAGAGTTGCCACCCAGACAGACCCCTCTTCGGAGGGGTTTTCTATTGGAACCAAACAAGCGAAGGAGAAGAGACATGGCAGTGTTACATGGTTTTGAAGATCCGCAGGTGCAATCGAAGATGCAGCAGCTGAACGCAGGGACGTGGGATCCGCGGATCGACCGGAACATGCTGCGCGAGCCGGACCGGATGATCCACGTCTTCTCGGTCTCGAAGCGGTCGTTTGTGGTGGACCGCGCGCCGCTGTGGGTAAAGCTGCATCTGCGCGGCTGCGGCCAGGGCGACCGCTATGTGGCCGTGGCGCACATCCCGGACCCTCTGCTGCAGAAGGTGCACAACACGGAGAACGGCCGTTATCGCGGCGAGGCGCACGACGGCCTGCGCTGCGCGATCGACCTACTGAACCCGAACAACCCGACGAATGACCCGGACTGGAACCCGTCGCCGGAGATGGCGGCGCTGTTCGGCTCGAGCCGGGGCTGCGACCTGTTTGCCCAGGGGCTGTTCCTCTCGCTGAACGAGACGCCGGCCGAGGCGGAGATTATGAAGGCGGAAGAGCGGCGCAACAGCCGCTATCGTGCCCTGATCGCCCAGGCTGACTCGCTGGAGCAGACCAACCGCAAGGAGCTCGAAGAGTTTCTGCGCGGAGAAGACGGCACCGACTTGAGGATGGCGCTCGACTTCTACGGGGAGCAGCGGGCGTACCACAAGCCCATGATCGCGACCAGGAGCTGCCCGAACTGCGGTGAGTCGATCAAGGTGGGCGCTGCCTTCCACAAGAGCGAGGCGCTGGGCATGATCTGCGTCCTCGACTGGGACCGGGCGATCGCCGCCGGTGTCAAGACCAAGTCCGATGCGCCGCCACTTCGTAGGGTTCTCAACTCTTCGCGTGAAAACGAAGGCAAGACCCCGAAGAAGCCCGCGGCACGTCCCCGATCTTCGCGGTAGCGGGAGTGGCGGCGGAGTGCTCCATGTCTCGGCATGAAGCCGCCGCCTCCCGCTAGGCGGAGCTACTTCGAAAGGATCACATGGATATCAGTGTAGGAAGAATTGTGCTGTACCAGCTCTCGGATGACGATGCTGTACAGATCAACCGTCGTCGCACAACTGGAACATCGATTGCCGAGCGAATCAAGGAAAAGCTCTGGCCTCTCGGAGCACAGGCACACATCGGAAACACAGTCTCCGCTGGAGAAAGCTATCCGATGTTGGTAGCACGCGTGTGGTCTCCCGGATACGTCAATGGCCAGGTGTTTTTGGATGGCAACGATGTATTTTGGGCGACCTCTGTAACTGAAGGCGAACACGGCCGCATGTGGGCGTGGCCCCCAAGGGGCTAGCGGATGCCGATAGTCTATCCAAACCGGTACCCCAACCTGCAGGGGATGATGGACCTGTTTCGTTCGCTGGTGAACGATGACGGGGGCGGGCAGGATGGACCGCAGGGCGGCCTGATCGCGACCAACACGGCGCCGTTTACGCTGCCGTTTCTGAATGCATCGATTCGATGGGTCTACCGGAAGCTGCGCAATATCGGCGATCCGGCCCTGATCATCGACAACTACCTGCTCCTCGGGATTCCAGCGCTAACCGGCCCGAATCCCGCGGTGCAGGTGAGTCTGGGTTTTCTGGGCTACTTTGACGGTTTCCAGAACCACCCGCAGTGGACGCTGCCCTCCGGGGCGATGGGCATCGACAGGGCATGGGAGCGGGTGAGCGCAACAGCCCTCGACTTCTTTCCCCTGACCGAAGCCCCGGACGGCCTCGCGCCGCGCCAGCAGACGAACACGATGCGGCAGTATGAGTGGCGCGGCAATGCGATGTGGATGCCGGGCGCGCTCGAACCGGTCGATCTGCGGCTGCGGTCGAAGATCACGCTGCCGGACATCCTGGGCAGCAGCCTGAACTTCGCGACGACGTATGTGCCGATCCTCGACGCGCAAGACGCGATCGTCGACCGGATGATGGTGTACTACGCCAGGCGGTTCGCACCGGAGCAGCTGCCGGCGGCGGATATGAGTTCGAAGGAGTCGATCTTCGAGCTGCAGCAGGAGACCGCGCGCCAGCAGCAGAGGAAGCAGGACCGGCGCGTGGACTTCGGCGAAGAGGCAGTGGGCAACTTCGCCGCATGGAACAACGATCTGTAGCACTTCGTGCCGTTCTCGACCGCTGCGCGGTGAAACCTCAAAAAACAACTACTGAACGTAGGGCGAGAAGCCCGAATCACCCCAACCACGGCCGAGGAGGCCGTTTCTTATGGCGACCGCAACCGTAACCCTGACCGTCAACGCCTATCCCAACGGGGTAGACAACACGCAGCGCCGCCAGACCTTGGACGGCGTGCTGGCCCTGAATACGGGCGGCCTCTATGCCACCGACGGCGTGCCGTTGACTTGGACGTTTCTGAGCGAAGAGGGTGGAGCGTTTATTCCGGACTTCGAGACGGCTGTGCCGGTCTACACCGACATCAAGACGCTCGAAGGCGGGCTGTACGCGTACTGGTACGACACCGTGCATAAGACGCTGCGGATCTCGCTGGCCGGCGACGAGCTGGAAGATGGTGACGCGATCACGGCGGACACCATCGGCTTCCACGCCGAGTTCGCGCGGGGCTTCTAAGTTGCACAACCTCACGCAGGCTGACCAGGCTGTACCGCTTGAGACGTATGGCGGTCTGGTAAGCCTGGCGCGGCCGGACAACGTTCCTGAAGGCGCGAGTCCCCGGAACAACGACATGGACTACCTGATCGGCTCGGCGCAGACGCGCCAGCCGCTTGAGAATGTCTACTCGTTCGGGGACTCGAGCACGGGACCGAATGGAGGGAGCGACGCCGCGAACATCACGATCACGGGGAACGCCTGGGCGAACCCTGCGAGCGTCCTGACCGACGATGGAAGCTATGCGGCGTGTACCCCCTCGACGGGATCGGACGGGCTGGATGTGACGGCGTTCAGCTTCGACCTGGCGGCGACCGCATCGCCCACCGGGATCACGGTGCCGGTGAAGGGGTATGCGACCTCGGCAGTGACCCTGACGGCGCAGCTGCTGCTGAATGGCGTGGTGGTGGGGCTGCCCAAGTCGCTGGCCCTGCCGACGGCTCCGGGAACGATCACCTTTGGCGGCCCGACCGATCTGTGGGGGACCGCGCTGGCCTTCTCCAGCCTGAACAATGCGACCTTCGGGGTGCGGTTTACGTCCTCGTCGGCGTTCCCGATGGCGCAGGCGCTGCTGGGCTATGCGAGCGTGACGGTCGCGCGTGCGAATGCGCTGGCCAACTTCGACTTTATTACGACGTTTGTGGCGCAGGACGGCAGCGTGAAGAACCTGAGCCTGGACGCGGACGGGAATTTCTGGGTGGAGGATGTGACCAACGATCCCGGGGTGCTGAACCTGGCCTTCGACGGGATCCGGCCCAACAGCTTTGCCAGCGGGGTGAACGGCCCGGACGTGGAGTATCTGGCGTTCAACGATCTCTCCGCCGGCTGCGACGTGCCGCGGCAGTACACGCCGAAGTGGACGGACAGGATCTCGCAGGTGGGTCCGGGGGGCGCGCCGGTCTTCTCGGCCAGCTCAGCCTCGGCGACCACATACGACATTACGTCGATCACGCAGCCGGGAGCGAAGAGCTGGGGGTTCAGCTACTTTCTGCAATCGACCGGGCCGGGCTCGAACACGGCCGGCAACGTGGTGACGGTGTACTACTCGGACTCGACCGTGGGGGCGGCGGACGCGGACCTGGTGAATGCGTTCAACTCCGGCAACCCGGTGTATCTGTACTTCAGCTTTACCGGCGGCCCGGCCGAGCAGGGGCCGCTGACGGTGCGGGTGACCTCGGTGGGGGAGGGCAGCCCTCCGGGGCAGCCACGGCAGTTCTACTACTTCACCTACGTGGCGCTGACCAGCGCGTATGTGTTTTACGCGGGCAGCGGACATCCGGGCTACACGGCCAACTACCAGCGGACGCTGGCGACGATGACGACGGCCGTCCCGGTGCCGCAGCTGACGGTGGGGACGAGCGCGGTGGTGACGGGCAGCTCGGTGACGTCGTGGGACTCGACCTGGCCGATTACCCAGACTTTGAACTCGGGCGCGATGGCGATCACGCAGACCTCGCTGACGGCGGGGGTGGCGACCTACAGCTATGCGGTGCTCTCGGGCGCGAACCCGGTGGCGGGGCAGCTGGCGACGATTACGAACTGCCTGAACGCCAACGGCATGCTGAACGTGGTGAACAACGCGATCGCGAGTGTGAGCGGAACGAATATCGGGACGTTCACGATCGAAGGCCTCCCGGCGGCGACGGACTATCCGGCCGAGGCGGAGGATGGGCAGGCCACGACGGCGGGCACGGAGTTTACCTTCGAGCCCGGGCTGCTGACGCTGGGCACCGACACGTCGCCGATCTACGGGAATGCGACCGGTGGCGAGATCGTGGTGACCGGGGTGGGACAGTTCGTCGCGGCCGGCACCAAGCAGGGCGTGGTCTTCTTCATCACGCGGAACGGCTACTGGACGGCGCCGAGCGCGCCGGTGACGTTTACCGTGCCGGACAACACGACAGCCATCCTGGCGTCGCAGATCCCGATTGGGCCCCCGAACGTGATTGCGCGGGGGATCGCGTTCACGGAGAGTGGGCAGAACGGCGTGCCCGGAGCGAACTTCTTCACCATCCCGACGCCGGTGGACTATATCGCCGAGAACGTGACGTATACGTCGACCGCGCTGCTGATCAACGACAACACCTCGACGACGGCGACCTTCTTCTTTACCGACTCTGTGCTGCTGAACGCCGAGGCGATCGACATCCAGGGGAACAACCTGTTCAACCTGATCGAGCTGGGCAGCCCGGGGTGGATCGTCAAGTACGACTCGCGCAACTTCTACGGTCTGTGCCAGAACAAGATCCAGAACTTCACCAACCTGAGCTTCGACGGCGGATACAACCCGGGGGCCACGCTGAAGCCGCTGGGATGGACGATTGCCGATATCTATGGCCGGCTGCTGGTGTCGCCGGTCTTCGGCAACTCCTACTACATCGAGAACACGAGCGGAGGGACGCTGGGGCAGGCCGGCCTGATCTCGGAGACCGCCTACCAGGATGCGTACCAGCAACCGATCCTGAATGCGCATACCACGTATAGCGTGCGGGTGACGGCGCGGATCCCGAGCGGGAACACGACCGGCGGCCTGGTCGCGGACCTGACGGCGAACGGAATTACCTATGGGACATTTACGCTGGCGTTTGCCGGAATGTCGACGACGATGGCGACGTATACGGGGACGCTGCTGACGAACGAGTTTGCCACGGTGCCGGCGGGGCTGCTGCTGAGCGTGTATGCCTCGGCGATCGCCGATGGGGCGGATGTGGAGCTGGACCGGATCGAGGTGTTTCCGACGGCGATCCCGGTGCTGGCGACGACCGTCTTCGGCAGCTACGCGAACGACCTGGAGAGCGTGGACGCGATCACCGGGCCGGGGCAGTTTATCAGCGAGAACCAGCAGCCGGTAAACGGCGCGGTGGTGATGTACGACACGTTCTACGCGCTGAAGGCTGGGTCGATGTACTCCTGGCAATCGAGCGCGAACCTGGAGCCGGCACAGTGGAACGAGCCGGAGGTGGCGCAGCGGGCCGGAGCCTGCGGGGTGAATGCGTACGACTTTGGCGAGCAGTGGATCGTGGAGGCCTGCCGGAACGGGCTGTACCTGTTCGAAGGCGGGCAGCCGGGCAAGATCATGCAGGAGATCTTCCAGGTGTGGGAGGCGATCAACTGGAATGCGGGCAAGAGCATCTGGGTGAGGAACGATGTGACCAACCGGAGGCTGTTGGTGGGGGTGCCGCTGCCGACGCCGAACTTCTGGCTGCCGGATGCGCCGGCGAACCCGGCTCCGGAGCTGCCCAACGTGATCCTGATGATGAACTACCAGGGCTGCGAGACGGGCGAGGCGATCAAGCAGTCGATGCAGATGCACGAGACGATGTTCGGCAGCCTGAATGCCGTGGATATGCGGCGGAAGTGGTCGATCTGGCAGATCGCCAGCCCGTACGCCAACCTGGTGAGCACGAGCGGACAGGTAGGATTCAGCGCGGGCGAGGTGAACCTGCTGGACGCGGAGTTGCGGTTCTGCAACGGGATCGCCAGCTCCAAGGTGTACCGGCTGAACACGCAGCTGGGCCCGACGGAGATCCCGATGGACGATGGAGCGCCGATCGCATCGCTCTATACGACCTACGGGTATGTGAATACGAGCAAGGTGGCGCAGATGCCGCTGCTGGGCCTGTTCCGCAAGCTGTGGGGCTACATGACCCACCAGATCTCCGGTGCGGGCACGCTGAATGTGCGCTTGCTGCCGAATACGCTGCTGGGACCGGGCGACTCGACCGCGGGCTACTACCCATGGACGCTGCCGGGTGGGTTTGTGTTGACCGACCCGTGCACGCAGATCCACGAGGCTCCGCTGAACTTTGCGGCGACGCGGACGTTTGTGGAGTTCTCGACGACCGGGCGGATGGATCTCTCGAATCTGGTGATGGTGGGGAAGAAGCATCCGCACAACCAGATCACGGGGCAACGGTGAGCACTATGAGCCGTGAGTATATGAGTACGGAAGTAAGATGGCTGACCTAAACGGGGGCGAGTTGCTGGCGCAGATCACGAACATGTGGCCGAAGCTGGGGATCCTGCTGGGCAAGCATGAGAGCGCGATCAACACGGTGGCGCTGAACGCGGCGGTGGCGACGAGCGGCGAGCTGAATGCGCCGGCGCGTCCGGGGCAGGTAAATGTCAAGGTGGCGGGTGAGATCGCGCATGTGACGATCGACGATCCGCAGGAGCTGCAGAGGGGCGCGCAGTATCACCTGGAGATCGCCGACAATCCTCAGTTTTCGGCGCCGCATGTGGTGCACCTGGGCAGCACGCGGGGACACTTCATGAATCTGCCGACGAACACCGACGACGGGACGCCGCACACCTGGCACGCGCGGGCCTACAGCCAGTACCAGGGCTCGCAGCCGAGCGCGTACACGTACTTCGGCGGGGATGCGCCGGCGGGGTTCCAGATGACCGGGGCGACGAACCTGACGCCGCTGGCGTCGACGGGAAGCGGCACGGCGAGCAATAACGGGCAGCAGGGCGGATCGGGGCTGGGCAAGGTGCTGTTCCGGGGCGCGCCGGCGCCGAAGAGGAATGTCGGTGGTTAGAGAGCACATCGTGCCGTTCTCGACGCTTCGCGTGGCGACTGGATGATTCGGGATATGGCGGGAACGGACTATGCACGGCTGCGGCGGATGCATGCGCGGCAGGGGATCGATTATGCGTTTCCGGATCTCGACTCGCCGTTGTTCTTTTGCAGGAAGGTGCTGGTGGTGGATGGAGAGATCCGCGCCGCGCTGGTTTTGAGGTTGTGTGCCGAGACATCGCTGTTGCTGGAGAGCAGCTGCGGGCCGCAGGAAAAGATGGCCGCCATGCGGGAGTTGCAGCAGGCGGTGCTGAAGGAGGCCTACGACCGGGGACTGGACGAGATCCATGCGGCCATCCCGGAGATTGGCTTCGACAGGCGGTTACGCCAGCTGGGGTGGGAGAGAGACCGCTCGGGCTGGAATCTTTGGTCTCGCTCAACTACTTCGTAGCGTTCTCGACGCTGCGCGTAAAGACACAACACAAGATCAGGAGCACGAATGCGATCGGCAACGACACAAGCGAATAGCGCGACCAACACGGCGGCGAACACGGGAGCGGGGCTGGGGGCGAGTGCCACCGGCATCAGCTCGACACTGACACCGTTTCTGACCTCGGAGCTGGAGCACCCGGAGGGCTTTAGCCAGCAGGACCAGTCGGCGATGCTGGCGGCGGGCGAGGCGGGAGCGGGCGGAGCGACCAGCGGGATTGTGGGGCAGGCCAACAAGGAAGCGGCGACCAGCCGGAACGCGGGCGGCTTCCAGGCGGTGCTGGACGATGCGGCACGGCAGCGGGCGAAGGCGGCGGCCGGGACGAGCGAGGGGATCGCGGCGCAGAATGCCGACTTGAAACAGAACCAGCAGCAGGACGCTTCGAAGCAGCTGCAGGGGATGTACGGGACCGACACCAGCGGGATGCTGGACGCGACCGGGCAGGAGTCCAAGGACATCGATGCGAATGTGGACGCGAGTAACAGTGGGTGGCTGCAGAATTCGCTGGGCGTACTCAATTCGCTAGGTAAAGCGGCTGGCGGTGCAGGGTCTCTCATCTCCGGAATCAAAGGCTAGTTATTTCCCTGGAGGTCCTTCAGTTTTAGTATTGCAGCCTTTAGCAGTGAAACAGACGAGGACGTCAATATAGTGCGATTTGTGTCGTGAACGGGTGCTAGAGGTTTTAGCGAGCCCCCTCCAGCAAAGTTGATGGTGTACAGTATTCCGTTTGCAGAATAGGCATTGTGGCCACCGCCCCCTTGGTTCGGGATGAATATTAAGTGTTCTTCCCAACCTAAAACGTAGATCGGCTTATTTCCGGTCACAGTTTCTAGGTAGTGGTTTGGGTCATCGATATCGTCTGTGATCGGTATTCTTTTCCCCGTTTGGTCAGCATTAATAATGCAGACGCCTTCGTATTGTTTTTTGTTTCCGTCTTTGCGATACCAATGTTCTTGTGTGTCGTTGAGACCCGACATCTTAAGGTTCATCGTGGCTTGGTCCTGCTCAACAGGCAGTAGGTACGCTGTGCATGTGGCTGCGTCTTTTTTTGCAGCGAAGGCGGTGGTAGAGAGCAGTGCAAGTAGGGCAGACGTGAGGAGTTTCGGCATGGAGACCTCTGAGGTTGAATATCCTGGCTACCGCGAGATTGCGAAGCCAGTGGAGCACAAGAACAAACTGCACCTTCACATCGATGGTAAGAGCATCGAAACCAGCGTTTACTTCATGTACGAAGAGGCTCTGGGCCTTTTTGATGGTGAATCTCCTCGTCCGTGTAGCTGTGACGAGTGCCGCAGTGAGGGCAAACTTCGACCAACGCCTCTGGGATGACTTCGCGAGCGCTGAACGAATTGACTCCGTCATAGCGCCAGTAGATCGGTAACGACCCCGGCTTCGTTTTGCAATACACGACTAACCAGTAGTGAGCCATGCCTCAAGTGTTGAGCAGGCGCAGGATATCCTTCCATCCCACGGTTTGGGGTGCGGGTACAACTTTTGTCAGAAAGGGAAACGATGGCGAATCAGCCGATAGTCTTCGACAATCCGTGGCAGCCGGACGCCGCACCAGCGATCGCACCGGCGCAGGTGATGGCGAGTATGCCGCCGGACGCGGGGCAAGCGCCTGCGCTGATGAAGATTGCGATGGGCGGAGCGCCGCCGGTGTTTGCGGCGCCGCCGATGCCGGAGGTGTCGCGGACGCCTTCCGCGATCGAGCAGCAGGAGGGTGTGGCGAGCCAGCGGCTGCAGGACCTGCAGAAGCATGATACGTACGACTTCTCGCAGCACGGGAAGCTGCGGAACGCGGGGCATGTGGCCTCGAAGATCGGCAATGTGCTGGGCGATATCTTTGCGCCATCGACGATGGCGCTGATCCCGGGGACGGACCTGAACCGGAGGGTGGAGGAGGGCAGCCTGGGCAACCGGCTGCAGGCGCTGGCCGCGGAGCAGAGCGAGAACGAGGCGCGGGACGCGACGACGGGCAAGACGAACGCCGAGACCGGTGAGGCTCCGCAGAAGGCGAGCGATGCGCATAACGAGTCGTCGGCCCTGACCGATGAGGCGAACGCGAAAGCTGCCGCGCTGAACGATCAGCAGCCAACCCTGGCGCAGGGGTACTCTCATGCGGTGCAGCAGGCGATCAAGGAGGGGCGCGATCCTTCGACCGACCCGGTTGTGCAGCATCTTTCCAGTGCCATTGTGGCGCTGCAGCCTGGGCAGAACAAGCCCGACGAAGCGCCGAAGACGATCCAGATCGAGGAGGGCGGGAGGCCGCACCAGATGGGCTGGAATCCGCAGACGAACAAGTACGACCTCGATATGGGCGAGAGCGGCGAGAAGCCTGCCGTGGTGAACGTGAACTCCGGCAAGGCGAACGATCGCGCGGAGAAGAACGATGTGCTGAAGGCGTACCAGCCTGCGCTGGACTCGGCCGAGCGGATGAACGTGATGACGGAGAACTACGAGAAGGCGATCAAGGACCATGACCAGCAGGCGATGCTCTCGCTGCTGGCCAACCACCTGGGCATGACGATGGGGCTGCAGAAGGGCGCGCGGATGACCAAGGACATCATCCGCGAGGCGCAGGAGTCGCAGCCGTGGATGCAGGGGATTGCGGCGAAGTTCGATAAGGATGGCTACCTCTCCGGCGTGACGCTGTCGCCGAACCAGATGCGGCAGATGGTGGGGCTGGGACAGAGCCGGTACGCGGAAGACGCGAAGAAGTCGCGATCGACGGCGCAGTACCTGGGCGCGACCGATGACGGGCCGGAGCGCGTGCCGGGCGAGGCGACGATCCGCTACTACACGGGACTGGCGAACGGCGATGCGGCGAAGGCGAAGCAGCTGGCCGCGGCCGATGGATGGACGGTGAAGTAATGGCACAGCCACAACAGCAGGACCCATGGGAGCAGGCCGCGCAGGCGTACAAACCGCAGCAGACATCGTCGGGAGCAGTGCAGCCGAGCGCTACACAGAAGCCTGGTGAAGACTGGAAGGTGTGGCAGGCGCAGGGCGACGACGCGGCACCGCCGCAGACGACGATGCAGTACATCGGAAGCGCGGCGAAGGACTTCGGCAAGGGCATCCTGAAGGGCGGCCTGAACACGATTGCGAACGTAGGCCGGATGGAGAACAAGATCCCGTTTGTGGGGAGCACACTCTATTCGCCGGAAAACGTAGAAAAAATGGACGCGTTCCAGGCAGCCCATGGACAGCCGCAAAACACCGCGCAAAAGATCGGAATGGGGGCGGAGCAGGCGGGCGAGTTTCTGATTCCGGGCGGAGCCGAGGAGGCAGTTGCGGAGCATATGGCGCCGATCCTGGCTGAGGTTCCCTGGCTTGCAAAAGCTGCGCCTGCGCTGGCGAAGATGGGGACGTCGGCAGTGGCGAGCGGGGCAGTGAACAAGGCGCAGGGCGGATCGTTCGGGGGCGGCGCTGCCGCAGGTGCAGTGGGCGCCGGGGTTGGTGAAGGTTTGAAGAAGATCGCGCCGGTGTTGGCGGAGACGGCGTTGAACGTGCGTGGAAGCGACCGCGCCTATGGCCGGACGCCGGGGCAGGCCATCCTGGATGAGACAACGGGATTTTCGCCACGCAGGATCGCGACGCAGGCCTCCGGCAAAGTAGATAAGCTGAGCGACGACCTTGAAGGCATGGCGCGAGATTCGGGAAACCCAGCTTCGTTGCAGCCTGCGCGGGAGGCGGCGACGCAGTCGATCGGTGCGGCGCACGGCCGGAACAACAAGGCGACCTACGACAAGATGTTGAAGATGGGGCGGCAGCTCGACACCAATCTCGAAGGGGAAGAGATCCCTGAAGTGACATCGCCGCAACAGTTGTTGCACCTGAAGCGCGGGATCGGCGATCTGCAGACCTCATGGAACCCGGCTACGCAGCCGAAGTGGGTGAACGGTCAGGTGGGGCATGTTTATCACGCGCTCGATTCGGAGTTCGACCGGGCAGTCCCTGAGGGTGCAGCACTCAACCAGAGAATCTCCAGCCTGATCCCTGTGGCACAGCGCGCGAATGCCGCGGACCTGAATGCCGGATTTGTGCAGCGATCGCTCGGGCGCTTTGGCGCGCATACCGGAGCGCTGGCCGGAGCGGGGTTTGGCGGAGCCTATGGATACAAGGAAGGCGGCTTGCCCGGAGCGATCGCAGGAGCGACTCTGGGCGTGCTGGCTCCGGAGGCGCTGGCAAGCCCGGAGGTCCAGATGATGGGAGCGCGTGCGATCAATTCGCGAGCTGCCCGCCGTGCAATTCGTGGCGCAGTCGGTGCGGGGCTACAGATGGGCCACAGGAGCCCATTCTCCGATCCATCGGAGCAGCCATAGCGATGGGGATGATCAAGAGTGTGGCGGACCCGAACGCTCCGGAGCTGCAGAAGATCACGCAGCAGGGTGCGCCGGACTGGGCTTCGGCGGGGCCGATCCCGACGGTGATGGGGACAGACAGCGATGGTCTGCACTCCGGCGACGATGCGTATGTGCGGCCGGGGATCTCGAAGATCAACGTGATGCAGCCGGGGAACTACACGCCTGCGGTGGCGGCGCACGAGGCGACGCATGTCTTCCAGGGGACGCGCAACGGCGACTTTCAGCGGAGGACGAACGGTCTGCTCTCCGGAGGAGATCCGCGACCGTCCGATTACGACTATGGCGGGGTGGCCGGGCTGCAGGCGCATCCGGGCCGGACGATCAGCAACTACAACCCGGAGCAACAGGCCCAGATGGTGGAGGACCTGACCAGCGCGCAGGATGCGTTGCCGGCGCACATGAGCCAGCAGCAGCTGGCCGCGTGGGACGCGAAGAAGAATGCGCTGGAGCGGCCGATCCAGCAGCTGACCCGCATACCGGCGGCGGACACGTCGCTGCTCGGCCGAGCGGATGAGTATCTGGATGCGCGGCCGGAGTTGGGGCTGGACCATCCGTTTGCGCGGCTGAAGGGGCTGATCTCGCCGCCGGCGATGCCGACCGCGCCCGAGCCGGGGCCCGGTGCGCCGAGCGTGGCGCTGGGGTATGCCAACCGGTCGAGACTGGTGAAGTGAAGTTCTACACGCTGTAACGTGACCTGCCGCCTACGGGCGGCTTTTGAGTTCAAGGAGAAGCTATGCCCGCATACAACAAATCGCCGTTCGCCGCCTTCATCAAACTGCTCTACGCCGGAGTGGCGGAGTATCTGTGGGGGTCCTGGCCGCAGGATGTCTCGCCCACAAAGTTCTATGTGACTTCGGTCGCGATCACATCGGACGTCGCCACGGTTGGCGTCACGATCTACGAAGGAAATCCCCCGGCCGTGGGATCGCTGATCTCGATCCAGGGGACGCAGAGCAATAGCGGCGAGTTCAACGTGACGAACATCGCGTTGACCGGGGTGACGCTGAACTCGGCCGGAGTAGGGACGGTGACCTTCGCGCTGACGGAGGCGAATGTGGCGACGACAGCCGATGCGGGCATCGCGATTGTTCCGCAGCCGATCCAGATGGAGGCAATTGCGGCCGGTGCGAGCGTGCCGGTGGCGATGTCGAACAACAGCTTTGGCGGCGATCTCGACCGCACGGTGACGGCGACGGCGATCTTCGGAACGCTGCCGACGGCGGTGACGGTGAAGCTGCAGGGCGCGATGTTCAACGAGGATGCGGCGTTTGTGGATGTGGGGACGCTGGCGACGGTGGCGGCGAGCGCGGTGACGGCCAATGGCCTGACTGTGGTGGCGAACTGGCTGTTCTATCGCGCAAACACCTCCGGGCTGACCGGTACCGGAACCTACGCGATCCAGATCGAGGCTTAGCGATGATTATCAGGGTGGACAGGACCGTGCAGACGGCGCAGGGGCAGGCGGTGAGCGGAGCGCAGTTCTACGTGCTGACGCAGCCGGCGGACGTGGATACGCTGACGCCGCTGGCGACGGTCTACTCGAGTACGGGCGGCGCACCGGCGGACAATCCGCAGATTACGGATGGGCTGGGGCAGGTGGGGTTCTACCTGGACAACTCGCAGCTCTACACGTTTGTGGTGGTTTCGCCGCTGATCGAGACGCAGTCGTATCCGGACCAGAGCCCGGGCAACAGCCCTTCGGGCAGCTCGCCGTTCGAGCAGACGCCGGCGGGGACGATCGACGGAACGAATGTGACGTTCACCCTGACGGTGTCGCCGTCGCTGTTATTTCTGCAGTACAACAGCGGCGTGCTGATCCCCAACGTGGGGTATACGACGGCGGTGGTGGACGGCGTGTTCACGATCACGCTGGCGGTGGCGCCGCAGGTGGGCGACTCGCTGTATGCATCGGGACTTCTTTAGAGGAAAGGGAACGACGGAATGGGACGTACGGTGGCGATGCCGATGACGGAGAGTGGGGTACACCAGATTGTGCGCGAGGCCTTCGATACCTATGAGCGTGACATCGCGAAGCCACGTTTTGAGAAGACAGACGCCCAGTTGGGCGAAGTGCTCTCGATGAGCGGCCAGATCAAGGGCGGCGTGACCACGATCAAGTGGACGCTGAAGTACCTGGGCAGCGCGATCGTAGTGGGCGCGGCGCTGGTGAAGATTGTGCAGGCTGCGCTGGGGCATGGCTGGTGACCCACTCCGGACGGGCTACGGCGTTGGTGGAGGAGTTCGAGGGACGCAGGCTGGCGGCCTACCGGGACGGCAACGGGATCTGGACGATCGGCTGTGGCCATACGGGAGCGGGCGTCGTCGAAGGATTGACGTGTACGCAGGCCGAGGCCGATGCGTGGCTGAACCAGGACCTGGGCGTGGCGGACGAGGCGCTGGACCGGCTGGTGAAGGTGCCGGTGAACCAGAACCAGTACGATGCGCTGGTGTCGCTGGTCTACAACATCGGCCAGGGCAACTTCGCGCACAGCAGCTGCCTGAAGGCGCTGAATGCGAGGAACTATGCCGAGGCCGCGCGCGCGATCGGGATGTGGGACCTGGTGGCTGGGCAGGTGAGCGATGGCCTGAAGCGGCGGCGGACCGCCGAACAACGGATGTTTATGGAGACGGTATGAACTGGCATGGCCTGGTGAGTTTTGTGGGGCAGAACAAGCTGGCGCTGGCGTTGCTGGCGACGGCGGCGATCGTGACCATGCCGGAGCCGGGATCGGAGCCGAAGTGGGAGACGCTCTACCGCTGGATCTTCGACTGCGCGCACCAGTACCTGAATATGAAGCGCCCTACGCTGCCGGCGGACCGCACGATGGAGAAGCCGGCGCAACCGAAACCCTAACCGCCGCAGACGCGGCAGAGAAAGAGACGACGATGGCCATTACGTTCAAGAGTGTAGGACATTTTTTCGCGACCGTGTACCAGAAGGTGGTGGCTGTTCTGCCGAAGATCGAGGCGACGGAGCAGACGGTGGAGGCGGTCTCGGCGAAGGTGCCGGTGTACGGCCCTTTGAGTGTGACGATCGAGGAGGCGGGCTATGCCGTGCTGGGCGAGCTCTCTGCCGTGCTGAACGCCGGCGGAGCGGCCGCGAAGGCGAAGCTGGCCGATGCCGGTCTCGATGAGAAGGTGATTGCGACGGTGGAGGCGCTGGTGGCGAGCGTGCCGCAGGTGGCTTCGCTGGCGAAGGCTCTCTGAAGATGCAGCGGCTGCTGGTGATCCTGAAGGCCCTCGCGCTGGCGACCGTGCCGGTGATGGGGGCCTTCTGCTGCCTGCTGCTGTTCCAGGTCTCGAGCGCGGTCGAGCATGCGGACCGGGAAGCTGGCAGCACGTTCGCGCGGCTGAACGGCGCGATCGACCAGGTGAGCCGGACGGCGATGCTGGGCGGCAGGCTGGTGGACGATGCGCGGCTCTCGGCCGACAACCTGAACAAGGCGGCGATCGACGAGCGGTTCTACTTCGAACGGCAGCTGCCGGAGCTGATGGACCAGGCGCAGGGCATCCTGGCCAACGTGCAGACGGCGACGGGAGATCTGGATCCTCTGCTGAAGGAGACGGCGGCGCGGACGGCGGCGCTGGCTCCGATCGAGGCCTCGGCCGGGCAGCTGGTGGACGATGCCGATCGCACGGTGCGCGACCCGCACATCGAGGCCTCGCTGGCGAACATCGATGACGCGACGGCCGAGCTGGCGGCGACGGGCAGGGAATCGACGGCGGCCATGGGCAG